AAGTGGCTAAATGGAATCTTCAAAATACAGCTCTTACTATACAAAAAAAGATTGACGGATTTAATTCTAGTTACATAGATACTTCAAATACAGAAACTAAAGCCAAAGGAGTATATGGAATTATCAATGATATAAAAGATGCATTTGCTGAAATTAATACTCCAGGAGATGAAAACGCATTACGTGATCCTAGACTTATACAAACTTTCCCTCAAATAGGAGCAGTAAATAATTTTCTTGAAAAAGCTTTTGCAGACTTTAACAAATATACTGACTATAGGCAAATTCCTTTAGAAGAAATACAAAAACTAATTAATTTAGTAGATAAGGTACGAGAATATTCTATCTTAATTCAAGGTTTAAATACTCCCGCTAATGCTATAGGATTTGTAGATTCAGTATTTCCAAATGCTAATATCCAGGAACAAATAAATAAACTAGAAAAAATAATTGATCCAGCTAGATTAATGCCATTATTGAAAAATATAGCAGAAAGTCTAAAGAAAGTTCAATCAGTTTGTAATGTATTCGTTTCATTTATATCATTTGGTCAATTCATAATAACTATTGCTACGCTATTAATAAAAGTTTTTAAAACAATTGGTAAATTCTTAAAAGCCTTAGGAATACCTAATCAATTTACAATTCTAGGACTTACTATAACCTTATCCGATACTAATGAAAATATAAAAGGATCACTATCAAAGTTATTAGATAGATTAGGTCAAATTAACGTTCTTCTTTCTTTGTGTATTGGACTTGTTTCAGAAGTATCGCTTATATTATCTGATATCATAGCAAAGATAGACAGAATGCTAGTTGGACTTGAATCATGCAATAACGTAGATCCTGACATAATAAAGCAACTTCAAGATTCTAGAGACGGATTAGTAAATACAGTTCAATATTTTGAAAAATTTGTTACTAATTACAATGAAAAAAAGAATACAGACAGCGCTTCTTTTGGAGATTACACAATACAAATAGTAACAGAAGAAGTAGTAGATGACGCGATAAGTCTCAGAAGACGTTATGGTGTAGCATTAGCAGCAAATGGAACTTTAGTAGCTCAATCTACTCCTACTTTTGCTTCTGATAATCAAATAATAATTAATGAAGTTAAAATTCAACTTGCATCTAAAGGATTTGTAAAGTCTTATGTAGCAGGATTAACTCCTTCAGAATTAAATACTATATCTGAGTCTCTTAGATTCTTAATGGATGATGATATAGATCTAGACGATCTAGAAAATATTAACTTTAATAGTGGATTAGATTCTCCAGATAATGAAAATGAAAATGACGGACTTGGACTCAATGCTTTCATGAATAAATTACCAGGAGGAAAGAAACTAAGAGAAAGAATGAGAAAAGTAATGATCGCTAATAATCAAAAATTAGCAGCTGATCTTAAAGCTCAAGATTCTAATGGAAGATTTACTGATAAGATCATAAAACAAAAAGAAAACGAAAATAATAAATTAAAGATTGATCAACTAGAATCAGAAAAGAAAGACTTAGTTACAGCAATGATCGCTAATCCTAGTCCAATATTTAAAGCTACTACGATAATTAAGATAAAAGAAAAACAACAAGAACTAGATAAGTTAAAAAAACAAGGCCAATAATATTTATACTATATGGAAAAGAAGAGCGCAAATGAGCTTTTAAGACAGATTATAAGGGAAGAAGTCACTAAAATAATAAGACAGGAGCTTCCTAGGATCCTTAGTGAGTCAGCTTATAGAAGCGAAGAGACTCCAAAATTGATAGATAAAAAAGGACAATTTCCTTTGACTTTAAATTCTAATAGACCTCCAATCGCTGAGCAAATAAAGTTTAAAAAGTCAAACAATCCTTTGACAAATCTTTTAAATGAAACTGCGATCGATATGCTAAACGAAGACATAACATTAAACTTTAGCACAAATGATGTTGGACCAGGAATGCATCCTGCAATGGCTTTTCAACCTAGAGAAGCATCAGTAGGATCAGTTAACGATATGCTAGCTACAGCAAAACCAAGTAGCAACGTTGATGCTGTACAGATAAACGCTGTGCCTGATTTTTCTGCAATGATGGATAAAATGGGACTATAATCGTGGCATATAATCTTAGAAAAATATCGCCCATAGATTTTAAGCCTTCTACAGGAGTAGGAGTTAAGTTGCCTTTTGCTGCTGAAAATGTATTCTCTACTGTATATACAACTAAAGAGCAACTAAAATATAACATACTTAACTACATGTTAACTGATTTAGGAGAAAGACCTATGAATCCTAATTTCGGTATGGGTTTAAGATCTAGACTTTTTGAATCAATAACGCAAAGTACAGTAGAAGATATGAAGCAGTCTATACAAACACAAATAGAAAATGCGTTTCCTAATGTACAAATAACACAATTGAATATCATAGGTCAACCAGATAGAAGTACAATTAACATACAATTTAGTTATACAATAAAGAGTTCTAAAGAGACAGATGGAATTTTACTAAAGATACAAAACATATAAGATGCTAAATAGTCCAGATATAAAGTACTTAAATAAAGACTTTTCTAACTTTAAAAATGAGTTGATAGAGTATGCTAAGTCATACTATCCAACCGTTTATAATGATTTCAGTCAAGCTTCACCAGGAAGCATGTTCATTGAAATGGCTTCTTATGTAGGAGACGTTCTTTCTTTTTATCTTGATAATCAGCTACAAGAAACTTTCTTACAATATGCCAAGCAAAAGAATAATCTTTACACTATGGCGTACATGTTGGGATATAGACCTAAAGTGACTTCTGCAGCCATAGCAGATCTAGATGTATACATGCAAGTAGGTGTAGTTGGTGCTTCTGGAAACAAAACTCCCGATTGGACAAACGCGATTACTATCCAACCTGGAATGCAAGTAAAGTCGAATGTTAGCAATAATGTAAGCTTTTATGTGCCAAATAAAGTAGACTTTACAATATCTTCTTCTTTGGATCCTACTGATGTTTCTGTTTATCTAACTGATGGTTCTGGTAATCCAACAAAATACCTTCTTAAAAAGAAGACTCAAGCGATATCTGGACAAGTCAAAACTACTACAGCTACTTTTGGAGCAGCTAAAAGATACGCTACTGTAAACATACAAGATTCAGATATTATTTCGGTATTAAAAGTAGTAGACTCTAATAGTAATACATGGTACGAAGTGCCTTACTTAGCTCAAGACTACATACTTAATCCTGTAGAAAATACTGCTCTTAATTATCCTTCTCTATATCAATCAGCAAATCAGGTTCCGTACATGCTTCAAAAAGTGTACGTTCCAAGAAGGTTTACTACAAGATTCAAGACAGATAATAGTTTGGTATTAGAATTTGGTCCAGGAATTAATTCAGTAGCTGATTCAGCAGTAATACCTAATCCTAATTCAGTTGGAGTTGGAATCACTACTGGATTAACATTATTAGAAACGGCTTTTGATCCTTCTAACTTTGTAACTACACAAACTTATGGATTAGCTCCTCAAAATACAACGCTAACCATTTCTTATTTAGCGGGAGGAGGAGCAGAATATAATGTGTTATCTAATCAATTAACTATTCCTATATCAATAAATGCTGGTTCAGGAGATACTAGTACAGTAGTGAGTAACAATCCGAATCCCGCATCAGGTGGAGGAGATGGAGATACTGTAGAAGAGTTAAGGCAAAATATTCAAGCAGAATTCTCAAGTCAACTAAGAGCAGTAACTCAAGAAGACTATCTAGCTAGAACCTTAAGTATGAGTCCTAAATTTGGTAAAGTTGCTAAAGCTTATGTAACCAAAGATGATGCTACCTTTAGTAATTACATGGAAGACAATCCATCAGAAAGAGATCAAGTACTTGTTAGCATGTACGTTCTTGGATTAGACAATAATGGTAACTTAGCTCAACCTTCATCAGCGCTAGTTCAGAATTTACAGACTTATCTTTCTGAATATAGGATGATGACGGATGCTATTAATATCAAACCTGCTTATGTTATAAACATTGGATGTAATTTCGATATAACTGTAAGACCTAACTTTACAGGACAAGACGTAGTAGCTAGATGTTTAATTCAATTACAAGACTTCTTTAACGTAGATAATTGGCAGATAAACGAACCTATAATACTTTCAGACATATATACTCTACTCGATCAAGTTAATGGAGTTCAAACAGTTAAAAGCGTACAAATAGTAAATAAGTTTGGATCTACAAATGGATATTCTGAATTTAGTTATGATGTACCTGGAGCAATACTAAATGGAGTAGTTTATCCTAGTTTAGATCCATCTATATTTGAAGTAAAATATCCGCAATCAGATATTCAAGGTCGTGTAGTAACAATGTAATAAAACAAAAAATGGCAGTATATAAAATATTTCCTTCAGCAGACGCAACACTATATTCTAAATTTCCAGCACAAAATACTGGATTAGATGAAATACTTGAAGTTGCGGCAAAAAACAGTGATGATCCACAAAATTCACTAATAACAGGCGTAGATACTGTTATATTATACGATGATATAAGAAGAAGTCTAATAAGGTTTAGTGATGATGACTTAAATAAAATAAAATCATTTAGGACTGGATCTTGGAAAGCTGGACTTAAACTGTATCTAGCTGATGCTGACAATCTAAGTACTACTTACAGTTTAGAAGTTAGGCAAGTTTCTCAGTCTTGGGATATGGGAACAGGAAAATTTGCTGACAGTCCTGAAACTAGAAATGGTACTTGTTGGTACAGTACTTCATCTTATTACACAGCAGCGTCTTCTTGGGCAACAAACGCTAGCCAATATTTTATGACTCCTGGTGGTGGATCTTGGACTGGATCATATTTTGGTTCACAGTCTTTCGATTATAAAGCTAATAAAGATCCAAATGTTGATGTTACAAGAATAGTAGATTCTTGGTTTAGCGGATCAAATAATAATGGATTCGTAGTTAAGCTACCTACAAATATAGAAAGTAGCAGCGCTAGT